CTCCCGTGATGGTTGCCTGCTTCGAGTCCAAGCTCGTTTGCAGACTGGTCACATCGCTGATTGAATGCGTGTGGCTTGAAGGGGTTCTGGAATCAGTCAACCGTGAGTCATCCCCTTTCACCACCTCGCCACTCGCCGCATCCCCGCTCGACGGGACATCCAGTGCCGCCGCCGTGCCACTGTCGGTCACATCAGAAAGAGTGTGGGTGTGGCTTGAGGCTGCCTTGCCGTCCAGTTGCGTCTGGATGTTGCTGGTCACTCCATCCGAGTAATTCAACTCCGCACCCGTCGCGGTGATCGTCGTTGATCCCATCACCAGGTTGCCGCCCACCGTTGTATCGCCCGTGGACTCCAGTGTGCCGGTCGATTTTACGCCGCCAGTCGATAACTCCAGCGCACTCACGGTCCCTTCACCGTCCTGAACCGATCGGCTGGTTGCGTCAACCCCCGCATTGGAGTTGCTGACCTGCAAGAGATCCTTGTAGGTCGATGAAATTGTCCTGCCTGTCAAATCCGGTGCCGCCATGTTTTAATCCTCCCAAACCTTCTTCACCTGCGCCTTTGAATAACCACTTCGCCAACGACTGCCCGCCTGGCATTCATGGTCGTAGTACCCCTTCAAAACCTTATCCTTCACACCCTGCTCCCGTGCGCCCCCGGTCAATGCAAATGTCTCCGGCGCCGATGTGCGTCCATAACAAATCCCGTCCTCAAACACCTCCTGGGTGCCGGCGGGGACCAGCCTCTCAATGGTTTCCCCCTTGTTGCTTTTAAATGTATAGATCGGCATCTTTTTAAAATCCGGGGGAGGTTTCCCTCCCCCGGTTTGCACCATCACACCATCACCTCACTTACGAGAAGGAAGTTTGTGAATACATTTCAACGTAGTACTTCGGCTGAAGCACCTTGCCGCAGAAATACGATTTATAACCGCACTTGGTTTGCTGGTTGAGCGGGTCGTCCTTGCTGGCGCCCTCGGTCACATACACGCTGGGCGAGTAGGCTGACTGGCTGCTCAACTCCGGAGTGCCAAACGCATCCGCGCCAAACACGAACGTCGAGTAGACGCTACCGGACGAGTCGTAGGTGTTCTGCGTGGAACCATCCGAACGGAACGGAACGGTGGTTTGCAGGAACTTCACCCCGTAGAGGCTGCCAACCTCGCCGCGATACAGTTTCTCCACACTCGAATACTGAGCCGCATTCAACCAGGCATTGTTGGTCATCAGGTCTCGAAGCACCTCCGGACCCGCCACACCCACAAATGAGCCGCCAATCGTCGGCGCATTATTCTGGCGCAGGTTGGTCGCGCAATCGAGAACGTCGGTCGAACCCACGTCCGCATCACCCGCACTCGCTGAACCCACACCCGAATAGGACGAGGCCGTGCCGGCATAACGCTCCTGCTTGCCACTCACCGAGCCACCCAGTTCATTGCGCACAATGCTGTCAGCATGCAACGCCGCGTCCTGGCCAGTCACTTTAACCGCTTGCTCAAGGTGATTGAACAACTCCGTCGCACGCAGCACATCGGTGATTGAGATCACCTGCCCGTACTGAACGAGGTCAGCGTCAACCGACTCCAGGCTCATTGTGCGGTAGTCGCTCGACGAGATCGCCGTGCCTTCCGTCAAAGTCTGGATGCTGCTGGTGGACGGTTCATCGAACCGATGCCAGCGAATGGTCTTGCTGCCACTCTTCTCCGGCAGAGGCGCCTTTTGCGCCAACTGCACCAGTTGGAGTTGTTGCGTGATATAATCAAGGAGTTCCTTCGAAAAATACCGCTGGAATTGTGAACTGATTCCAGAGGTCGTAGTTGCTACTGTTGCCATCTAATTTGTCCCCCTAGAAGACCTGCACGCCCTGGGCATCCGCCTCGCGCAATGCGCCAAGCAACGCCTCCCGGCGCTGCCCCTGGCTCATGTCATCAAAACCCTTCGGCTCCGATGGCCCGCCCGACGTGGGTGATCCTCCGATTTCTGTTTTTTGGTTTAGTTCATTCAACTGCGATTGCAGTTCCTCGTTTTTTTGCCGCAATGAATCCGCCGCGCCCGCCGCCAATTTGGTTTTAACAAATTCAACCGCGTCCACGATTCCCTCCGGGTAGGCACCCAGCACCTTGCGATCCTGCATGATCTGCTCCACCCCGCGGAACAACTCGGACTCCTTGTCATTCAGGTCAGGGTTCTCATCAATCATTCGGTCGAGGTTCGATTTCCATTCGGACTGGATTTTATCCTGTTCCTCCCTGGCCCGCGACTCGACCGCGGTTCGCTCGGCGGCGGCGGCCTTTTCATCCGCCATGTCCGCCAGTGCCTCATTACCCTCCTCGCGGAACTGGGACGCTATTTCACGGTAATCCTCCGCTGAATATTTGCCCTCATCCCGCTTCTCCTGAAGTTCAGCCAACTGCCGCGCCTTCTCAGCCTCGAAGTTCTCCTTCTCCTGCTGAAATTCAGCCTTGGCGTCATTAAAATCGCGCCAATGCTTGTTCAAACGGTCCTTGGCCTTCTTCTCCCTGGGGTTCCCGTCATTGCTGCCAACGTCCGCATCCCCCTCACCATCAGACTTCGCCTCCGGTTCAGGTTCCCCGTCCGTCTTTGCCGCGACCTCCTGTCGCCCATCCTCCACTGGCTTGTCCGACGCGAGGTCTTCGGACTCCTGGGGGTTCTCGCTTGGCGCCGTGCGCTCGGAATCCGCTATCGCGGCGAGCAAACTTTCACGTTCCGCCTTCCTCTCAGCCTGTGGATCCGGGCCTGCCGCATCCATTGTGTTTGTCTCTTCACTCATGGTTTTGCTGCTCATTCAGCCACGCCAAATCGTCAGTCGGCACATCCGCGTCATGCTCCGGGTCCGTAATCACCGGTTCCTCCATCAACGCGTCCAGGCTCGATACTGCCCCGCGAAATCCGGCGGCATAACCCGCCCGATACTCCAGGTCGCCCGGCCTTCCCGTGCCGTCCAAGGCTTGTCTCACGGTCATCGCCAACAACATCAATCGTAGTCGCTCCCCGTGTTCGCCTTTAAAAAAATTTTTTAAAGCCTTCGCATCTTCTGGCCGCCATTCCGGCATCTCCTGCCAACGCCATGCGCTCAGTCGCGCATAATTAAAAGCCGCCGCCAGTTTACGCAGCATTCAGCACCTCCCCTTCCGCGGGCATTGCCTCCACCGCTTGGTCCCCTTGGCTTTGCTGCTGCTGTGTTGCTGCCGCGCTGGCAGCGGCAATTTCCGCAATCTCCTGCTCAACCTCCTTCGCCATCTTCGGATCCTGCTGCCGCAACGCCTCCAGGTGTTGAGCCACATGTTCCTGCAACCGCTGCATCTCAATCGGCTCCGGCTGGCGCCCCAGTTGCATGCTCATGCCCATGTATCCCAAAATCGTCCGAATATGCGCGGCATGGTCATCGCTTTGCTTCACCACCGCCGGGAAACCCAGTTTCAGGAACGTAATCTCATTGGCCTGATCTTCCGCCTGGTCCGCCATCTTCAACTCCGGATCAACAAACAACCTCTTGGCCAACGCCGCGTCGTCCGCCTCAAGAACCGACTTCCGCAACTCGCCCTGGTCCACATACGGGTCACCCGCAAACATCTGCATACGCCCCACCGCCCGATTGTAGATGAACTGGCGATTCACCCCGTCCGCACTGCCAGTCGGCTGGATGGTGAAATTCTCCTGCAACGCCTCCACCGGCAATTCATCAATCCGGTTAGTGATCCAAAACGAGAGGTCGTCGCCCCCATACTGCACCAGCAAATCCCAGGACATCTGGTACATGGAATTCAGTCCCATCCGGAAAATGCGCAGACGAAGATCACTCGATTGATGGAAGAGATCGCCAATCGCATTGATCTCCGTCGCCGTCCGGCGCTCCTTCACATTAAAAGTCTGGCTCAAGCCAAAGTCCGGGGTCGCCACCCGTTGCTCCGCAATATCGCGCACCATCAACATCGACTGGTCAAAACTCACCGGCGGTTGCGGCATCGACACCGGTTGAACGTCGTAGGGAAGAATCTGGCCCGGTGTGAATTTTAAATTCGCCGCATTGGGAATGTCCCGGCTGGTGCGGAACAATGGCCGGTTGACGTAAGTCATGTAGTCATTCTTCTCGTTCATCAACTTGCACAACTCAGCCTCATGCACCGCAACCATCTCCGTCACCCCGCGGGGCGAATACCAACGCTGATCTTTTATCTCATAACTGAATGCCGTAAAGGGTGGGCGACCGTGGCGATAGGGTAACTCAAACGATTCGCGCACATCCTGTTCAGGTTGCAACGGACTGTAGGTCTGGCAGTACCAGTACCCTTTTTCATTGCGGCACCAGACCTCCCAAACCACAACCGTCCCATCCTCAGAGTGCGTCAATCCCTCGCGCTGGTACTGTGCCTGCGCTTTCGCCAGGTCGCCTCGCCGGTCGCCCGCCTCCCCGGTAATCAATTTAATAAAACCGGGATCCTGATTAAACCGCTTCTCGCGCCGGTACGCATCCAGCGTGTATCGCTGGACATGCACAATCCGGTCCGCGTCCGCGATGTCACGGGTGCTTGCCGGCACAATCAAATTCTGTGGGTCCACCGACTCATAGCGCAACCGGCCCCTGCCCATGTCCCAGGTGATCTTCATCACCCCGCGCCCCCCCATCAACATCGAGTCGATGACCGATAAGACCTCCTGCTCCAGATTACTCTGCTGCTTGAGCTTGTGATCAAACCACTGCGCCGCCGCGGTCGTGAACCGGCTCGCACTCCCCTCCACCGGCGTGAATGTCGCAATTAAATCCGTCGCGAATAACTGCTGAAAAAAGAAAGGTTTCAGGCGCTCAATGATCGTGTCGGTCAGGGGATAATGCGCATCACTCGCACCCGGCCACGGTTTGTTTTTTCGCCGCAACCCGTTATGGCGCATGCGGTAAAACATAGCCTGGCGATCATCCCAACGCGATCGACCCGCCAGGTCATCCAATATCGCCGCATGCAATGCTTCTCTCGACTCCACTCCCATCACTGTAAACATGACGCCCCTACGGAGCCTGCGTCTACGGAATTCGAGCGGAAAAGAGCGGCAACCCTAATAACCCACCTCGGCGCCCTCCAGCGCCTCATGCCCCGGCAATTCCCCAATCAAGTCATCCAGCGTGGGTCGCACATACTCCATCAGCATGTCCCCCAGTAAACCCCCCGCGGCTACCGCCATCACCAACGCATCCGCACGGTCAGGACTCGCCAACCCACGCATCTTCATCTCCCCCTTCGCCTCCAGCATCAATTTCCCCTGCCGATTGCTCGCACAACGCCGTGCCGTCATCTGCCCCATCAACACCTCGTCTTCCGGCGGCAAAATCAACTCACACTTCTCAACCAATCGCGCCGTCGCAAACCACATCTCCGCGGCACGATTCGCATACGCATCCGATTCCCGCGCCGGACTCCCAAAATTCACCCGGTGAATATTCCAACCCGCCTCACTCAACGCATCGGCCATCGGCAAACCCAACCCCCCCACATCACACCAAACCTGCTCCGACTTCAAACCTTCCCGCCGAAACTCCGTGATAAAACGCCCCACCGCCCGCATCGTATCCTTCTCACGCCACGCAATAATCTTCGTCACCTCGTTCCCCCTCCTCACCACCATAACATTCTCATCCCCGCCCCCGGCAAAATCCACCCCACACGCCACATCCTTCCCACTCTTCCGCGGCGGGTTCTGCACACAATGCTCCCAACTCGCATACGGCACCACCACCCGCTCATCGTCCATCTCCATGAACTCCCCAAACACCATCGATCGAATCAAAGGATGATCACGGCCCCAACGCTCAAACTGTTCCTCAATCCACTCCGGCGCAATGTGCGGGCAATCATAACTCGTCACCGTGTTCAAATCCCACAGGTGCTGTTGCCGGCTGAAAATGCGATGAAACTCCCCCTTGCACCCGCCCGGCGAACTAATCACCAGCAATCGTGTCGGTTGACACCTCTCCACCGCCTGAAAAATCTCGTCCTTCACAGTCTTCGCCTCGTCAATGATCATCAACAGATTATCCGCGTGCCAACCCTCAAACCGACCCGGATCATCGGTCGAAAAACCAATAATCCGACTCCCATGAACCGTCGTCAAATCCGTCTGGTTAATCTGCACCCCCCACCCCTTCACTTTGTTCGCCAAGCTCCGAATGCACGGCCACATCTGCTCCTTAACCTGCCGAAATACCCCCGATGTCGTCACACAAATGCTCCCAGGATAAATCAACGCATGCCACAACGCCGCCGGCGCAGCCAAAAAAGTTGTTTTCCCACTCCCGTTAGCCGCCTTCACCGCCACCCGACTCTTCCCCCCACGCCCCACAATCTGCCCCATCACCCGACGTTGCCAGGGATAGATTTCCAACCCAAAAATCTGCTCGCTGAACTTGTCCAAGTCAGTGACGCTGGGGTCTAGTTTTTTAGTCTTCGTCGTTACTTCAGTCATTTTTGTGTGTTAACCTCCCATCTAAATTTTTGTTGTCCGTAAATGGGTTGCCATTCCCTCTTTATTCCATCCTTTTTATTTAACCACTGATTGTGGGGTTTACTCTCCCCAACAACTTTCCACCCCGCACCTTTCACCGAAGCACCAGACTCACTGGCAAGCGTGTAGGTGATTAACTTTAAGCCGCCCATTGCTTGCCATGCTCGCCAACATGCCGAATACAATTTACTGCATGAGTTTTTGGGAGCTTCATCATTAACACAAACCCTCAACACTTCGGCAGTTCCTCTTTTCATAAATGTAGCCGAAAGCGGGTTTCCAACTATCGCAACACCAACAAGCGCATCTGTCTCTAGGCCAATCGCAAACTTCCCCCCGTCCCTAGAAGTCCGGCTATTATGCCGGTGAAATGACTCAACAAAGTCATTTGCTTCTCTCAGGGTTATAGGGACAATAGTCATTTTTGTGTGTCTACCAGAACATTAAGGCTTTTGCTGTTCCGGAAGTCTTACGCGAGGGGGGAAAGGGGGGGTGGGGGGCGCAATAATACCCCCCCCCCACTGTGGGGGCGCCCCCCCTTGAATCCGCACTCAACTGTTAGCATAACTGTTAGCATCACTCGCTTTCCTTGGCTTCCACGTCAATAACTGCTGATTCGTTATCAGTTCCAGCCTGATCCCGCGCCTCTCGAAGCTGGTGCAAATTGTTCATTATCTCTGGGCTGACCTGGGTCTGCATCATCACCCCGGCCACCTGGTGTTTCGAGTGTGCCGCCCATTCGCCCGGAAAGCGGCGCTCAAGGACTTCCAGTGCCAATCTAGGGTTCTTGCTCATCCCCTGCCTTACAACGCCGTACAACTCATCCTGGGCCACAGCAGACGCACGCGCGAGCGCCTCGCGCATGTCCTCCCACTTCTTCTTCCACTCCGACAAAGTCCCCGCACTTATCCCTGCCAACTGCGCTGCCCTACTCTCTGGCATCCCGATCGCTACGTTTCTGAGAATCGCTTCCACGGTTTGCTGATTGTACTTGTGTGGACCACCCTTAACCCTGCCAAGGCTATCCTTCCCCTTCTTGGCCTTGCAGGTTTCTGGAATCAGATCCTTCACATCCACCCTTGTTGGATCCGGCATGGCAATCAATGCCTTGGCTGCCAGTGCCGAATTGCCGGGTTTCTTCTTGGCCCGCACTCGTTTCCTTCCCTTGTTTTCACTCATGGCAAAACTCCTCCGTTTGGACTTGGACAAAACCCCCCCTCCCCCTAAAGGGGGGAGGGTTTTGTCTGTCCAACTTGGACATAATAGCTGGACAGCAATATTAGTTTTGTCCAACTGTATGCTTTAGCACTGTTTTTCAGTACCCATACGCACCCCACTTGGACAAAACCCTTTTGTCCAAGACACCCCATTTGGGCTATGTTGCCCAAAATCCCAAAAATAATTTTGTCCAACATTATCCGGTCCATTTCAGTCCTCCATCCGTTCCAATTTGAATGGTTCCATTATCGATTAGATTGTCGATGCGGCGCGTCACGGTCTTGTAGCTCGCGCCCGTCCTTTTACTGATGTGGTTCGATAAAGAATTCTTTGTGTGCTTGGTTGCTCCAGTGAGAGCTTCCTTGTACTCCAAGAAATCAATTTTGACTGATGGTCTGCCGGCGCTTTTCTCCTCTGGCAGGTAATCACTGGCCCGCCAGCAGATGCTGCCTGGCGTATGTTCTAGATAGATGGTGTGACCCTCAATGCCGGTCGCTGGGTGGGCCAACCCTGCCCGCTTCCCCCGCTTTGCCGCGGTGAGTTGGAATGTCTCATCCTCACCGCGGACACTTTGCAGCACCATGATTGCCCTCGCCCAGTTCGTCAGGATGCTGCTGCCTATGCCTGCATAAGACAAATCATGTGTGGTCCAGCCTTTGGTATCCTTGGACGACTTGGGTTTGCCGGTGTGATGGATGATCTGGAGAATAGTGCCTGCTCGCAGTGCGATCTCACCCAGTTGATTGACAAAATTCCCCACCTCCTCCTGTGAATTGATATCGCCACCCAGATAACACAGGAGTGGGTCGATCCACAGCATATCCGGCTCATGCTCTGCCACCAGGTCAGCGGCAAGGTCGAGAAAACTGGAACCTGTTTGATTAACAATGCGGAGAATATTTACCCTCTCCTGCACTGCCCTGAAGTCCACACCCTCCAGACCCCTCCTCACCCCCTGCACAGTCTCTGCAACGTCTCCAAAGTCATTCTCTGCCTCAATAATGAGGCTTGTGAGAGGTTTCACTGGCTTGATGCCCAGGAAATCTGTGCCTGCCGCCCAATGCATGGCCGCCTGTAGTCCCAGCACACTCTTCCCCAACCCACTGCCACCCACCCACACGCATGATGAGCCGCGGCACAGCCACCGGTTCCCCAGCACATTATCCTCGTCCTGATCGGGCGAAAACGACAGTAGGTCTGGCCATTCAAAAGGTGCGGGCAGCAGTGGCGCTGAAGGATCCCGGTACTCCACCGCCTGCTCGCATTGGCGCAGGATATCCAGCTTGGTGGCACCTGCGCGGGTCCAGTCATTGAAATCCTTGTGTTCGCTTGGCGTGGCGATCGACACCATTTTGCGGTAACCACTGCCGGCGATATCATTCATCCACTTCTTGGCCGGCGAATTACCCTCCGCGTCCTCCTCATCGTTTTGCGGAAATAAATGGACTTTACATGTGGACGGAAAAATCCCCTTCAACTTCCCGCCCTGCGCCGCGCCGCGGGTGATTGCCACCGCGGACACGGCGGCCATCTCATTCGGCCAATCCAATGCATCCATGAACGCGAACGCATCCCACTGGGATTCGAACGCGAACACGTTCTCCGTATGCTCGCCAATCACCCAGGGCGCCGATTTCCCCCCCAGCATTCGCCACCCCTTGTCCTTTGAATAAAGGTGGGCGCCGTCCACACTCCCGTTTTGGCGTGGGGGTTTGGGTTTGGGGTTATGTGTGACGGGAAAGGCCAACTGGCCCTGGACGACACCCACCAATCTGTTTTCCACCAACCAATCAACGAACTTCTCGGAATAGCCACGCCACTCCACCAGTCTCGTTTTCATCGCCGGCGTAAAAGCCTTGCAAGCTGCATCCCAGTCCATCTTCGGTCTGGGTGTGGAAAATTCAATTCGCGCCGGTTCCTCCCAAACCCCGGCGGCCTTCTTGTAATACTTAATTGCCTCCCCAACATCCACCTGGAGCGCCCTTTGGATGAACGTCACCTCGTCCCCACTCTCACCCGTACCGTGATCCTTCCAAAACCACTGACCCTCCTTCTCAAAAATACCCCAGGACGGATTCCGGTCCTCCCTGAACGGGGACGAGCAACTCTGGGTTGCATGCTGCTCGTAACCCATGCGCCGCATCAATGTTGGCAACGGCACCAACCGCTTAATTTCACTCAACTCCACTTCCGCCACAATGTCACCCCGTCAAACTTCTGCTTTTTTTGATCCACCCGGCACTCCACCAGGCACCACGGGATCCCGCCCCGCTCCATGTCATCGATCACCCGTCGCAACAGCATCCCCTCCTGCTCCAGGTTGTAGGTGCGGGTAATGCGCACAAAACCCGCCCGCTTCGCCGCCGTCTTGCTCAGGGTTTTGGACTCCATTTATCCCCTTCCCCAAGTGCTTTTAGCACGCGCCTCGCCAATGCCTTCTCGGCATCGTTAGCATTCTTGCAAGCCAGCACCACCTCGGCCACCTGATGCTTGAGCGTCAGGGCATATACCACCATGTCCACGGCCTCCCACACGATCTCCTTGTGTACGGGCTTCGACGGTAAAAACCCGCCATGCTCCGCAACACCGGCCCGATACTTGCCGCTGCCCAGTTGGGCAAACTCGGCCTCAATCCGTTCCCAATCTGCAATATCTGCGTCAGTCATTTTATTTCTCCAGTTGGTGTTTTTTATTCCCCCTCGCAAGTGCAGCCAAAGCTCGCGCATTCGCTGCAATAATCGTCCTCATGCTCAAATCCCATGTAGTCCATGTGCCGCATTTCGGCTTCGTGGTCTGCGTCAGTCATTCATCAACTCCTTGTACAACGTCCTAAAAGCTACTTCCGCCGTATCCGGCACCACCCCATTGCCCAATAACCTCAACCGATCCACGCGGTTGGCAGTTGGGTCCAGCCCACTCTCGGTAGTCCCATCAGTTGCTCGACCCAATTTGGATTCAGTTTGCCGTTTGCTCCTTTCACCACCTTCTCCTCCAGATACAACGGCACAGTGTTCTTGCCCTTGCTCTGCCGAAACTTGAGGCACTTCTCCATCGTCTCCTCGCTGCGCGGGCGGCTCATTGCCGTTGGGGTTGGCCAGTTCTGCACCTGCGCTGGCAACGGTTGTTGATGAACTTTCCCCTCCGCATTCCGCTTCACCCATGTGTCCAGATTCTCCGCGCTCGTCTTGTCGGCTCGCGGTGTCGCCCACAACTCTTGGCTCTTCCCATTCGTGCTGGGGTTCGCCAGGGCGGGCGGGCCATTCTCTTCGATGTTCACTGCATCGGGAAGTAGGTCGCCCCTCATCTTCCCGTCCTTCCGCTTCAGCGTCACATAGCAACCCTTCCAATCTCTCGCCGAGGCTGTGGGCCAGGATGAACACTCTTTTCCGCTGGTGTGGCGCACCGCATTCAGCCGCTGAGAATACGCCCCACGCACACTGGTAACCTTCTCTTTCCAATTCTCTGAGGCAATGAAGCAAAACGGGCGTTCCGGCTGGGTCGGCCCATCCGTCTCCCTTGAGTTTGGTGCTGATAATTCCTTCCACGTTTTCAAGGAAGACCCATTCTGGCTGAATAGTTCGTATTGCATTTTTTATGTAGGGGAAGAGGTGCCTTGGGTCTTCGTCGCCTTCTTGCTTTCCTGCTGCTGAGAAAGGCTGGCAGGGAAAACCCCCTGATAAGATAGAAACGCCTTTTGGAATGCAGTCCAAAGGGAGGGCCTTAAGATCCGCCCAGATAGGACACGGATCCAGTTCACCCGCTTCCATCTTTGCGACCAGGTTTGCGACCGCGTAGGCTTCGATCTCGCTAACAAGGACTGTTCGCAGAGTTGGCAGGCATCGTTTAAGTCCGAGGTCGATCCCTCCGTATCCAGCGCAGAGTGAGACGTGTGTAATTGGCGCGGTAGTATCCACATTAGTTGGCCTCCAGCGTGTAAACCGGCTTTACCATTCCGGCGAGGAGGTGCTGGTGCGCACGTCTCTTCACCTCGGCAATGGTCAGGCGTTTGCGACTGTCGATGGTAACCTCTGCCTCTATTTTAACGCGGCAACGGTTTGGCGCCGGTTCACGCTCCGAGTCGTCCGGGTTCATCTCCAGCAGATGCTTGAGCCGCCAGAAACGCTTGGCTGTGTGTTTGCAAATGCCGATCAACCCGCGGATTTTCTTGGTCGCATACAAGACAGTACCGTGGTCCCTGTTAAAAACAGTCCCCACACCCACCGCGGTGGCGCCCAATTCCCTCAAAATGAACATTGCCATTTGCCGTGCCTCCACCAGCAGGAACGTCCGTCGTCGTCCCAACAACTCACCCCGCGTCACCCCGTAGACCTCGCAGACCTCGCGGATGACCTCATCACAAAACTCTTTTCGCAAAGCATTGCTCGCGCCAATTCGGTGTGGACTCATGGTCATGCCGCCACCCTCCTTTCGATGCGGTCAAATACCTGCTCGGTCAGTTCAAGATCCTTCTCCAGATACTCCAGCGCGGCAGCGTCGTCCTCCTTTAACAATCGGGCAAAATTCGCGCCGCTCCCGTTTTTCGCGCCAATGCCCAGGTGTTTGGCAAAATTGTCCAGCGACACGCGACCCTCCGGCCCAAACACTCCGCAACCCCACAACTGCATCGTGTCAACGAAGCAGTCATCGAATCGACCCTTACCTGTTCGCGCCAGGTACGGGATGGCAATGTCATGCCTCCAACAACGGCGCACAATAAATGGCAGATCGAAGCTCAATACGTTATGCCCCACCCACCAGGCCGGCTTGATCTTCTCCCATGCATTCCAGAATGATGTCAGGACATCCTTCTCGTCACCGAGGAGCAGGGTATTCTCCCCGCCAACCCTCATGCCGATCGCCAGCACCTCGCCCGTCAACGGACTCAATGCTGCGCGTTCTCGCCACTCACTGGACTTCTTCGCCAGTGCTGCGCGGATCTTCTCTGGGTCTTTAATATTCCGCGGCGGATCAAACACCGGCTCAAAGTCATCCAACTCCTGCTCCGGCAACGGTCCCGTTTCAATATCAAAGAAAACCGTCTTCATGCCGTCCCTCATGTCATATTGTCCTACGTCTTTATTCATCGTGATAAGTGTATAATGGTTGCGATCAGCGCGACCAACCAGGCCAGGAGAACAATCCAGAAACCGAGAAGTCCCCACCTCTTTTGTCCTTCATGCTCTCCTGACCCTTTCATGGTCGCCGTCTCTATTTGTTGGTAGCGATTAGCGAATAAAACGGGTGCCGGGGAGGCTGAATGCGACCGTAGTCGCTAAGGAGGTGCGCCCGTGGCCCCCGGCACCCATAATTGAATTTAAAATGGAACGTCGTCGTCCTCCGGCAACTCATTCCCCGGTTTCACACCCACCGGTGTCTTCGGCTTCGCCGGCGTATTCGTCACCGACAACGTCTTCTGCGCCTTGGCCTTGTCATCCACAAAGCCCGACTCCTCACTCAGGTCACCGTAGCGTTCCCTTGCCCGCTCCGCGTTCTCCGCAACATAACCGCGGATGCGTTCGCCATCGTAATGCCCGCTTGGCGCCGGCCATTCCTCTTCCGCCAAGGCCCGCGCACGGTCCACCACAGCATACTGGTTGCCGGCATTGGAGATCTCGTTCTCTACCTCCAAAACACAACCCGTGCCAACCAGCTTGGAGAGGTTGATCGTCTCGCCGGGCTTAATGTCCTGGCCGCGCCACTTTTTGAGGAACTTGTAAAGGTTCGCCTTGGGGTTCAGCGACTCCGTGAATCGGGTCTTCACCAGGAACGGGCGCCCGTCATTCATCTTTTCCTCCACCTCAAAATAAAAGTAGAGCATGTTCTTCACCCCAAACGAGGTGTGTTCGTTTGGTGACTGCACAATGTCCACCAGCACAGCCCGATGCTCTCCGGGTGGGCAGGGTTTGTAATCGGTTGTTCCTGAACTTGCTGTCAACGTGATACTCATGGTGTTTCTTTCGTTTACTTTTTTGGTGCATTTTCCGGCGGGTACACCCCGCCCAAAAAATTCATAAAATCATCCGCCCGCAACGTGATGAGCCAGTCGCAGTGATCCTTCTTGTGTGCCACCACCGGCAACCGCCCCGCCGCATCCCGCTTCGCCTGGTCGATCGCGTCCTGTATGTTGGGTTGGTTTTTGCCCACCTTCACCTCCCAGTGGACCCACGGTAACTCCTCGCAAACCACGTCGCTCGCGTCTCCGCTTTGCCCACAAAATTGGCTCGTCCTCCTCGCACTCCCATAACCCGCGTCCCTCAAGACCAAAACCCATGCCCGCTCGCCCCTCTTCCCTTTCTGCCGGCTCGCTCGTCCCATCTCAATTATTAGGAACCTCGCTTGGATGCTTCGGGTGCCTCACCCCGGTAGTCGCCGCCAGTAAAGCGTCGATTAAAATTGCCTGTGGGGCGCACTGGGGACAGACATACGCCCGCACCGTGGAATCGAGGTAGTTTACCATTGTTGCCGAATCGCACGCCCAACAATATCCCGCACTCAAATGCCCCATCTTCTTGATCCCCGGCAATTTCCCCACAACTATTCCCCCTACTTCAGAAACCCCTCCAGCTTCGCCACTGCCCGGCGTGTGACGGCGGGGCAGTTCCTTAAATTAAAACCGCGGCGTTGATACCCGCGCACACCCAGATTCCAGGCGCAATACAGGTCAGCCGCGGTGGGTTCGCGATCGCCCATGACCCCCTTTAGTCTTGAATCGAGAATCGCGAGATAAGAATACGCATAAGCCCGGCCCACAACCGGGTGATGAACCTTGCTATAATCCCAGACCTCCAGCCCGCGGGCCTTCCGCCACTGGCTGGCATCCTCAAACGCCGCCCGATGCATTTGCCACGCACCCCGCGCCGCTCCTCCATCGCCCACAGCCGCATGATTCAGTCCGGACTCAACCCGGCCAATCGCGTCCAGCAACGACAGGCTCAACTCCGCTGCCGGCGCACAATGCACCGCGAGAAAAACGCACGCCGCCCCGATCAACTTTCTCAGGCTCTTCCCTGAAATCCTTGGTGACCCGGAGGTCACATAGTGGGTGACCAACTCGCCCCGCTTCCGGAGCCGATCCACGGTCTTGCGGGAAACCCGTAAAATGTCCGCCGCCTCAGTGATGGTGTAGAGTTCTGGTTTCATGCTTCCTCCTTGTAGGTTAGGCAGTACTGCTCAATGAGGTTTTCCAGCACTCCCGTCATGGTTGTTTTTTTCCTCCTCGCAAAAGCCGCCAACCTCCGCTTCGTTTGCTTGTTGAATTTGAAACTCACCAGTTGCTTCTTCATCTGCGTTGTTCGCATGCGAAATGTGTACATACAGATATACGTATTGCAAAGGAAAAAGTTTGTGTTACCTTGTGTATAGTATATACCTTTACCCGATTGAGTTCGGTATTATGGGAGAAAAAGGCACAGTAAAAAAATTGGCATCATTCAGGTTCTCACAGGAGATTCAGGATGCGCTTAATGCCACCTCACGCATCACTGGCCTGAATAAAACCGAGATTGTGGAAGCCAGCCTGCGAAAGCATCTCCCTGGCTTAATGAAGGAAGTAAGTCTGGACACCTTGGCCAAAAAACGAGCCGCTGAAGCTAAGCGGCAGGCCGCCAAGGATATCAAGGCTGCTGAGAGTATTTTGTCCGGAAAACTGGATCAACTCCCCAGCCTGGAAGAAGACCACCCTACCGTGGACTCTTCCGCCCGCAAGCTCGCCCGGAAAGCTGCCCAGGATGCGATCGAGAAGGTTCGCGGGAAGAAACGGAAGCGAGCCGGTTCTCAATAGCCCCCTGCACCACCTCCTCGCACGCGCAAAATTCCCGCCTCAATTCCTGAAGCTCATCTAGGGAAAGACCCTGTAAATCACGCGCACTCAAAACAGGCCGGGACATTCCGACTCCTCCTTGGTTGAGGACACTTTGAAGAAGAAAATCCAGCGAGTCAACCCGCCGATTAAAAAAAGTTTGGCCAACCTCCTTGCAGTGGCCCAGAAGAACTCATGGCTAATTGTTGCGCAGCCGCCATGCACTGCGAGGTTCCGGCGGCCAAAGCGGCGGCGCCTTGCCCGGCGGTGGATAATCAAAATCCATTGAAAGACTCATCCGGATCTGCCGCGCCCAACGCTCAAACTTCTTGGCCAATTCAACCCGCTCCTCCGCATAATGCTCCTTGCAGATGAACTCCAGTTCCGGCTCCATCCGGCACCGTTGCGGTTTGGGGACTCGTAAGATAATAGGTGCATGTTTCATAACTGCCCACAGTCCACCACACCCAGTGGGACATCACCTGCCCCACTCCCCAGCAAGTGAAATTTCTTGTTGCATACGTACATACGGATGTATATATTACGCGCATGACACTCACCAAGCGAAACAACTCAAAAGACTACACCGCCATTGAGAGCATTAACGGGCGCCGGGTCTGGTATGCCACCCGCACCGGCGACGAGCGCACGGCCCGCAAGCGGGCCAGGGTCTACTTCGATGCCGTCCGTGAAGAGAACCTGGCCGCCGTCGAGGCTCTTGCCAACAAGCGCAAACGAGTCCCCACCATTGGTGAGGTGCTGGAGAACTACGAGCGTCTGTCCAACGTGCGGCGCAAATCATTCCTCTCCAACCGCGCCTCCCTTCGCACCATCGTGCGCGAAGCTATGGGCAAGGAACCTGACAACCTCCCTCTCACCGTCCTCACCGGGCGCCTCCTCTCCAAGTTTGAAACCCTGCGCTGGGCATCGGCCAATGGCGACGTGAACACCCTGCACCGCGTCAAGCGCACTGTCCATTCCACCGTGCGGCAAGCCAAGTCCATCTTCTCCAGCCGCATGCTCCAGCGTTACGACGACATCGGCATGGACATCCCCGACCTCACCTCATTTCTTGAGCGCATTGTCGAGAATGGTCCGCGTGTCCGCTACAAGGCGCCCAAGGATAAGGGACTCGCCGCCCGCACCATGAAAGCCGCCGTGGAACTCAAGCAGACCGACCCACAAGCCTACATCGCATTCCTGCTCGCCTCCAGCGCCGGCCTGAGACGATCCGAGATCGCCAATGCCCGCATGCACTGGATCGAAGACCACCAGATCCATGTTCAGCCCGATGGCAAATACGACACAAAAAACTCGCACGAACGCGAGATCCCCCTAGCCACCAACATACACCAGGAACTGGTGGAACTCACCCAAGGCAAAAGCGATGATGATTACCTCCTGGACGGTCCCGCCTTGGAGCGCGAAAAAAGCACCCCCGATCGGCTCAATAAATGGTTGGCTGAACAAGGCTGGACCCACACCGACAAAAAGATGCACGAACTGCGCAAGCACTACATCAGCCAGGTCAGCAAGATCGCCGGCATCCACGCCGCCCAACACCTCGCCGGCCACATGGACTACTCCACCACCGACCGATACTACGCCGATCCTGAGATCAAGGTAGTCGTAAACGAATCCTGAAACCCACTGATTATGCTAACACTTTTGCTAACACCCCTGTTAGCAAGGAGTGTAGCAAAACTGTTAGCAAACCTTTCGACCCCATTGGGGAAATTCAGAAACTCCCTGAAATTGTGTGATAAAAATGGAGCCAGTTGCCGGACTCGAACCGGCGACCTGCTGATTACAAATTCCCTAAAAATCTCAACTTCACAATTGGGAAAATACAGATTCCCCTGAAATCACGGGATATTGGTGGGCAGACTTGGACAGGTTGAGGCAAGCCCGGACACGCAAGGGTAGCATGTTTTCACCCTGAAACCTTCTGATTCGTTGAGGTAATCCTTTTGATGCATCCTTTGACCACCACTGTGTAATCTCCAATATCGGAGCCTGAATATTGACTGGTGGCGACAACAAGGTAATCCGGCTCATTCCTTACAAGAACGCCTTCGGTCCAACATGGCGCCGGCACTGCCTCCTCCAGAGGGGCGGATATGAAACCTGCCGGATCAAGCCACTCAATTCGAATCCGACTTTGTAATTTTGGAATCTTCATTGAGTTTGTAGTGTGGCACCGGGTAGGTCCGGTTCCCCACCCAGATTCTAAATTTCCGCGATTCGGCACGCCCGGCCAATAGTAATTCCCTAACGATGCGCATGGTGTGGGGGCGACTGCGTCTAATTTCAGTCGCCAACTCCGCGGCGGATTTCCATCCCTCCGGCACAGGCTCCGCACCGTCCTTCACCGCGTTCTGGAGCGCACCTAGCCAGTCTTCACTTCCTTGAACTTTTCTGGGACCACCCATGTACCATCCACCTCCTCACATTGTACCGTCCAATAGTTGCCGGTTTTCTCGTTTAAAAGTGCCATAACAAAACCATGCGCGTGTCGCATGCTCGATGGCATGTGCGCATTCCACTTCATGTCGAGCTTGCACAGACACCCCGCACCGCGGGCCACACGCCGCTCCAGCCCAGGAATGGAATGCTCGTCGATCGTGTGTGTGTGACCGAACAGGCATCCGCCGTAAATCTGAGCGTGTTGACGTGCGGCGTAAACGCCATGTGAAAAACCATGCAATGTTTTAAGGTGACCAAAACGGAAGACCTCCTTTTTGTTGTACGGTTTCCACTCCGTCCCCAGCTTACCCAGCAGGGATTCCATCTCGTTGACCCCTTTCCAGGCGAAATCGCTTTCCACACCCCTGTCTGCCTCGGCCAGATCATAGAGTCGTTTGTCATGGTTGCCCATGTGCAGATGTGTGGGTTTCCATTCCTTGAGAAAATTCATCCCCTTGTGCCAGTCGTCGATCATCGACTCGGCACGCTCTTCTGCGCCGGCGCCACGCCGCAATGGGCGTGCATCCACCAGGTCACCCCCGAATACCCTATACTTGGGTTTAAAGTCCCTTGTCACCTCCATCAGCGCCTTCACGGTAGCCTTGTCCTGCTGATCCCCGTGCAGGTCGCTGGCAAATATCAGTCTCTGCAACATGCCTCCACCTTTCATGCTTGCAGCTAGATTTTGTGCCTAGCCGGATGTTTTATTTAAAACCAAAAATCATGTTGACTACTCGACTCCTTTTGCCACCATCCCCGGCGGTTGGTGTTACGCCGCACTCTCGGCCCTGCTCGCCATGCGGGCATCCGGGTTTATCCGGCGACCCAATCATCTTGACTGCGTTCTTGCGGAGTCTTGATTCCGGCCCGCATCACTCAACAGGGTGGCGCGGGCTTTTTTTGCGATCCTCAAATTGTGCTTTTTGAACATTCCACCTTTCATCCGCCTTATCCTGCATTAACTGGCGCAGCCGATCGTCAAGCTCTGGGCCATAGCGCAAATCGTTATCATAATGTCGAGGAGAGTTCACGCTTACTTGGCCGTGATCAGATATTCTGACCATTTCTCCAATGACGGCACCATTACTTAATTTTGCTGTAACCACATTGTAAGTACTCTTAGACCTGCGTGACTGCTCTCCATCTATTTTGATATCGACAACGTCCGGCGGCTCGCCTTCGCCTTGAAACACATAGTCCCTAAATCTCTCATCCGACAAACGAACATCACTTGGGCTGAGTCTTCCGCCTACAATTATCTCTGGGACAGGGTGCTTCTGCAACTCCCTCCAAGGCAAAACTTTTGCTTCCAGTTTGCCGAGTTTGGATTCGGCAGAAGCAACTCGCATCTTTTCAGCATCATTTCTGTCTTTACGGAATGCCTCATGCTTGTCCTTAATCCAATTGGGCCAAGAATCATAATCCCGCCACCCCCCCCAACTCATCATGTTGCTCAAGACTATGTCCCTTGACTCCCAACTTTTCAGACGGGATTTTAGTGCGGCAGCAAATAAGATGCCGGGGTCAACCCTATCCTTTGGCGCAGCATTATATGGCGGGCGAATAATTTCCTTCCCACCAATAAAAACCTTTACCCCAGAAAGCCCACCCCCAGACCTTCTCCTCACTTGAACACTATCCACGCCTGGCGTTTGGGTCGAGCGCCGCCTATCCCTCTTGGGTGTGAAGCGATCGTCGTTGGGGAGGAATTTGGTTTTGGCGGGAGAAGCTACTTTTCCTTTAGAACCTTGTCGGCCCACGCCAACGTCGCCTTCGCTTCGTCCGACTCGGCCCACTCGTCCTGTTCCTTCTGCAAATGATCGAGACGGTCCGCCTCGTACCCGCTCATGGATGGATTCTGCTGCGGAAGCGTAGTCTGCCGCTCCTGACCTTGATCTGACTCCAATGGCATTATAAAGTTCCTTTTCGTTGTACCAGAGTAATGCTTGAAGATCGGCATTCTCAAGTTCGATGCCTTCATCTTTTAGCTTTTTCTGGATATTGTCAATTCTTTGCCTAATCCACTTGCGATGCTTTCCTGTCGTAGGTGCCTCGACTAGCGGTTTCCCAAGTTTTGTCAGGGAATTAGCAGCCAGGCGTAATTCGTTCATTGCCGGGGATATACCTTTTCGATTCTCTGTTTTAGAAAAATGTGTGGAAAGTTTCTTTGCCACAACGTCCGCGCCGGTTCCTTTAGCATCCGACTTGGTCGCATTGAGTGACTTCTTTTCGGATGATTTTAGACTGTCAAACGCAGTCCTTACCCTTCCCCTTGCGGATGCGATCTGGGTGGCACTGATCTTTTCAACCTGGGTTCCCGTGAGTCTCCCAATTGTCCGCATAAACCAGCGATCCATTGTGACACTGGAATAATCCCCAAACAGGTTATTAAAGAATGACCCCAGCTTTGGGCCAAAAATAACCGCATAAGGGACGACGGCATCGACCAGTTCACCACTGCCGATCTTCATGGCGGTTTTCTTGTCCATCCCCAGATCGCGCTGGGCGGCTTCCCTAACCTCACTGATGGTTCCTTTTCGCATCAACCAATCCCGTGCATTTTCTTCTCCGCCAAGTTGCCTGACCAGTGCCTCGCCCCGCTTGATATTATTTCTGATATTCCCCACTCGATCACCAGAAGCAAACTTACCAGTGTACTTGCCGGTATCGCGCCAATGCGAATAGGTGTCCCATGCCTGGTTGAACTGCCCGCTGACCTCATTCCCGTCCGAGGTGAGAGCAGTCATTAACTTCAAGAAAAAATCATTCCTTGGTTGAGCAAGGGACGGGTCAACCTCACGCAAAATACTGGTTGCCAGTCCAAGGTTTTCGTCGTACCACCCGGCAGCTTCTGGGTGCAGTTCCATTGCATTCTTAACCTCTGCAACTGCTGCATTATCAAATGCCTCAACCTGTTCAGGGGTTGCCTTCTTCCAGTCCAGTGGATTGCCAATTCTATTCTGAAACCATTGGGCAGCCTCCAGCACTGTTGGTTTCGAGGGCAATCCAACAGTTGGGATATCACCCCTTAAAACGCCTAATCCCGCGCCAGGATTGTAATCCCGCCTGTCCCTCTTGGGTGTGAATTGCGGCAAACCTCTTTGCGAAACGCTTTCCCTCGCCTCCGGCGAGAGGCGGACGATGTGGCCGGGGATGGGATACACGATTTCCTGCGGTGATCCCTCCCAGTATTTGCGTAGACCAA